TGGCCGGCTTCACCCAGCTGATGGACGAATTGCGCAGCGCCTCGGTGCATTCGAGCGCGGCGGATCTGGTGGAAACGGTGCTCAAGCGCACCGGCTATGCCAGCGAGATCGCCGCCAGCACCACCGACACCGCCTTGCGCGAACGCCGGCTGGGCAATCTGCGCGAGCTGGCGGACTGGTTCCGCGCGATGCAGCGCAATGACAGCACCACGGGCGACCTAGCGGCGCAGCTGGCGTTGCTGAGCCATGCCGATCGCGACGAACCCGGTAACGCGCTGCGCATGATGACGCTGCATGCGGCGAAGGGATTGGAGTTTCGCTTCGTGTTTATCGTCGGCTGCGAGGAGGGCACGCTGCCGCATGACGGTGCGATGGACGAGGGGCGTGTCGATGAAGAGCGCCGCCTGATGTACGTGGGTATCACGCGTGCCAAGGAAATGCTGACCTTGTCGTGGTCGTCCAAGACCAAGCGCTACGGCGAGGTGCACAGCAACCAGCCGAGCCGGTTTCTGCATGAGCTGCCGCAGGACGATCTGCATTGGCAGGGGAAGGATCCGGAGGCGGACAAGGAAGTGGTGCGCGAGACTGCCGAGTCGCATATGGCGAAGATCAAGGCGATGCTGGCGGGGAATTGAAGAGCGGGCGGGTGAGGCGACGCTCGGCTTCTCGCTCCGGCCGGCCCCTCACCCCGGCCCTCTCCGCGGAGGGGAGAGGGGGTGCGTTGAGGTGATCTGGGTGCATAGCTTCCAGATCGAACTCTTCTCCCCTCCGGGGAGAAAATGCCGGCAGGCAGATGAGGGGCCGCTCTTGCGACGCCCCATCGCTCAATGCCGCCGACGGCGCCGGCGGTGTTCCATCATGGTGCCGATGATGCTGCCGGGATTCGCCGCATTGACCACCACGGTCGGGTAGTCCGTATTGAGCGGCACCAGTTCGAAGATCTCGTGCCCTTCCGCATCGCGGCCGCGGCTGCGGTACTTCTTGAAGGTGGCGCTGCCGTCGCTTTCGATGCGCGCCACCACGAAGTCGCCCGGCAGGGGCTTTACCGCGGGGTCGATGATCACGATGTCCCCAGGATGGAATTCCTCCAGCATCGACTCGCCGGTGATTTCCAGCGCAAAAGCCAGCCGGCCCAGGTCCTGCGCCAGCTCCGCGTCCACGCTCACGCTCTGCTCGGCGTAGCCGCGCGGATAGGGATCGGCTGCCTCGCGGCCGTGGCCGGCCTGCACCATCGAGATCACCGGCAGCTGGCGCACGTCCGGCTGGGCGGCGCGCAGGCCGCTGGGCACCTCGCCGCGGCTGTCATCTTCCTTGCCGGTGCGCAGGTAGCGCACCGAGACGCCCATGATGCCGGCGGCCATCTCAAGCGCCGCGACGCGGATGTTGTCTGCTTCGATCACACCCGCCTCCCACTGGCTGATGGCCGACCCGGAATACCCGATGCGGCGGCCCAGCGCGCGCTGGGAGATGCCCGCGCGCTCGCGGGCGGCTTTGAAGCGTTCGGCGAAGTTACTCATGCGTTAAGTCTACTTGGCGTTCTGCTAAGTGTAATTGACAAAAGATGCCAAGTAAACTTATCATTGTCCTACGGGAATCGTCCGCTCCGGACGCCTCGCCCGACGCTCCATCCATCGCCGAACAGGGAGGAATTCGATGAACGTACGCAAGCTCCTGGCCCGCCTCAATCCTTCGATCGCACGCTTCGAAGTGCACCATGGCGGCCAGTCCGAACTCACTCCCCAGGACATCGCCGGCGCCTTGGGCATGATCGAGGACCGCCTCGCCCGCGAAGTGCTGTGCACCGTGTGGTGGCCCGATGGCGCCCAGCTGCAGCGCGCCGAGCTGGACCGCATCGTGCGCGAGGCGCAGCTGCGCGAATGGATGCGCCTGCGCCGCGAGCTGGAAGCCGCGAAGCTCGCGCTGCACGTGGCCGAGGACGATATCGACGGCACCCACGGCACCCGCAACGCTCAGCGCGCCGCCTTGCAGCGCGCCACCGAAACCCTGGACGAAGTGAAGGCGCGCCAGTGGCCCGCGGTCGGTCCGATCTACCGCGCCGTGCGCAACGCGGTGCTGACCGAACTGGCCACGCCGCAACTGTGCACGCATTGCGAGGGACGCGGCGAAGTGTTCGCGCAGGACCGGCTGGTGGCCTGCCCGCAGTGCGAAGGGCACGGCCGCACGCCGGTGAGCGACCGCAAGCGCGCGGCGATGATCGAGCGCGACGAAGCGGGTTATCGCCGCGTGTGGCGTCCGGTGTACGAGTGGACGCTGGCTTTGTGCGCAGGCGCGGAAACACGCGGCGCTCGTGCGCTGGAACATGCACTGGCACCTGCATGATCGCGTGCAGATGCGGAATCGACGCTTCCGCATTTTCCAAGGAAAATGCATAGCATGGGATGTTTCGGCGAACGACGCATCGCATCGGATCTTCGCATCAAGGCCGCTCACCGAGCGGCCTTTTTATTTTCATGGTTCGCCGCTGCGGAATCGACGCTTCCGCACTTTCCGACGAAAATACGCAGCATGGGCCATCGAGCGAACGGCGCACACGCCGCGCCCCTCACGCGTAGACACGCAACGCCCTCCCCCTCCCCAGGCCGCCATGCGCGGCCTTTTGCTTTCATGGAGATCACTCATGACCGAACCCGCCATGGCGATGGCGGCGGCCGCCAGCCTGGGCCTTGCCGCAGCGCTGCCTGGCGTGGACGGCAACGCGCTGATCGGCGCGTTCGCCGGCGCCACGCTGTTTGTCGTCTCGTCCAAGGAGCTGCCGATCTGGCGGCGCCTTGCCTATCTTGGCGTGTCGATCGCGCTGGGTTACCTGGCCGCGCCGGAGGTGATGCGCTGGCTGCCGTTGCAGGCGTCGGGTGTCGCTGCGTTTCTCGGTGCGGCGCTGGGCGTCACCGTCACGCTGGGCCTGCTCGAGCGCGGCCGCACCTTCGACCTCGATGCCTGGCTGCGCAGCCGGGGAGGCCCGCATGCGTGACCCCGTCGAACTGCTCACCCTGTTCGCCTGCAGCTCGATCTGCCTGCGGCTGATCACCTACCGGCGCGCGCCGGATGCACGCTACCGCCCCTGGGTCTCGGCCTGCGCCTGGCTGTTGATCGTGTGCAGCGGCGGCCAGGCCATCCATATCGCGCTGGGCCACGCGGCGCCGGGCGAGACCACGCCGTGGCAGCTCGGCATCCTGCTGGTGCTGGCCGCGCTGCTGCACGTGGCGCGCGGCAATCTGGCGCGCGTGCTGAGGCTGGACGCATGAACGCCATGGGCATGCACACCAGCGCGCTCGGCGTGGCGCTGATCAAGCAGTTCGAAGGCTTGCGCACCTGCGCTTATCTCGATGCCGCGGGCATCTGGACCATCGGCTACGGCCACACCGGCGATGACGTGCGCTCCGGTTTTCGCATCGATGCCGCGCAGGCGGACGCGCTGCTGCGCAAGGACCTGGGCACGGCGGAAGAAGCCGTGCGCGCCTGCGTCACGCAGCCGCTCGCCCAGCCTTCGTTCGATGCGCTGGTGAGCTTCGTGTTCAACGTCGGCGCCACCGCGTTCGCCGGTTCCACCCTGCTGCGCAAGCTCAACGAGGGCGACATGGAAGGCGCCGCCGCCGAGTTCGAACGCTGGCGCTATGCCGGCGGCCGCGTGCTGCCGGGGTTGCTGCGCCGGCGCATCGCCGAGCGCACGCTGTTCCTGTCGCCGCATCCGGCCGGCGTCGCGCTGCGGAAGTGACGCTTCCGCGCTTTCACCCCTAATCTGGCTACAACGCGACATCGCATCCAACGCAGCGCCACGCATCCGAACCCGCCCATCGAGGCGGGTTTTTCTTTTTCCGCCACGGGAACCCGCCATGAGTTTCACCAACATCAATGCCGCGCTCGTCGCCGGCTACCAGGCCGCCGCGCTCAACCTGCCCACCGCCTACGAAGGCACCGACTTCGCGCCGACCACCGGCCAGCCCTGGGCCGCCTTATCCGTGCTGCCGCTGCCGGTCGTCGGCGGCAGCCTGGGCGCGGCCGGCAACGACCGCCACACCGGCACCTTCCAGATCGACCTCAACGACGCGCCGGGCGGCGGCATCGCACGCCTGCTGTCGCTGGCCGACACCCTGCGCGGCTATTTCAAGGCCGGCCGCCAGCTCGACGGCAACGGCCTGCCGGTGCTGGTCAACAGCACCAGCCGCAGCGTGGTCACCAGCAAGGACGGCTGGCTGCGCATGTCGGTGATCGTCGCCTGGTCCGCCTGGACCGACCACGGCTGAGCCGTGACCTCTCCGCTTGTTCGACCCGGGCCTTCTCGGCCCCACCCGTGCGGCCGCCTGCCGCGCGTTTCTTTCCATCAAGGAGCATCCGCATGACCATCGCCACCGGCAGCCGCCACAGCCTCGCCTACATCGCCGAGGCCACCTACGGCGCCACGCCCGCCACGCCGGCGTTCCGCCAGCTGCGCCACAAGAGCACCACGCTCGCCCTCACCAAGAACACCTTGCAGTCCGAAGAACTGCGCGGCGACCGCCAGATCGCCGACCTCCGCCACGGCACCGTCCAGGTGGGCGGCGACATGCAGGGCGAGCTGAGCTACGGCGCCTACGACGACCTGTTCGCCGCCGCGCTCGGCGGCAGCTGGAACGCCAACGTGCTCAACGCCGGCACCGCGCGCACCAGCTTCACCCTCGAGCGCCACTTCGCCGACATCGGCCAGTACCTGCGCTACACCGGCTGCGAGATCAACGGCCTGCATTTCGACGTGCAGCCGGGCGCCATCGCCAACGTCACCTTCGACGTGATCGGCCAGGGCGAAGCCGTGGACGCCAGCGCCGTGGCCGGCGCCACCTACGTCAACGCCGCGGCCAACCGCCCGATGGATGCGCTCAGCGGCGCGATCAAGGAAGGCGGCACGGTGCTGGGCGTGGTGACGGAGCTGAAGCTGGACCTGGCCAACGGCATCGAGCCGCGCTTCGTGATCGGCAGCGCCAAGACCCTGCAGCCGAGCATCGGTCGCAGCAACCTCACCGGCACGCTTACCGCGTATTTCCTGGACGGTTCGCTGCTGTCGAAGTTCATCGGCGAGACCGAGAGCTCGCTGGAGCTGACCCTGTCCGACGGCACCAACAGCTATGTGCTGTACCTGCCGCGCATCAAGTACACCGGCGGCCAGGCCGACGTGGCCAACGACGGCCCGGTCACCTTGTCGCTGCCGATCCAGGCCCTGTACGACAGCGCGACCGGCACCCAGCTGCGCATCACCCGGAGCGGCGCATGAGCGGCATGGACGACTTCAGCATCCGCCAGCGCGCCAACGACGGCCGCCGGATCGCGCTGAGCCTGCCCGACGGTTCGCCCACCGACCACTGGCTGCAGATCCGCAGCCGCTGGTCGGATGCGTTCCGCCAGGCGCGCGACGAAGCGATGCAGCAGATGGCCCGCGTGGCGCAGGCCGGCGAGGCGGAGCTGGAAGCGGCGCTGGAGCAGAGCACGCTGGCGGTGCGTGCCGCGCTGGTCTCGGCGTGGAGCTTCGACGAGCCCTGCGTGGCGGCGAACGTGCAGGCCTTCCTGCGCGAAGCGCCGCAGATCGCCGAGCTGGTGGACCGCGCCGGCGCCGACGATCCGGCTTTTTTCGGCAACGCCTTCGCCAGCTCGCCGACTGGCTGAAGGCGCAGCAGCAGCTGGCCCGCCCCACCGGCGCGGGCGGCCAGCCGCTGCAGCGGCATCTCGAAGCGGTGCAACGCCAGCTCGGCCGCATGCCGGCGGAGCTGGCCGACCGCACGGCATGCCCGGCGGAACTGGCCTATCTGGCCGAGTGGCTGGCGCAGTTGCCCACGCCGCTCACCCATACGGAACTCCATCACTGGACGCAGCTCACCGCCCGGCGACTCGATCGCTGGGAGGTGGAAGCGCTGATGATGCTCGACAGGATACGCAGCGATGGCTGATATCGACAG